AGAAACTCAGGAGTGTACTCTCTGAAAGTTCTCGCAACAGCACCCGTACCAGGAACCCTTAAACGTAAACCAGGATTGAAACCAAGATTCTCAGCGACCTTTTGACCAGCAGGAGTTTTGCGTAGACTACGCGCAATCCCCGACATGGTACCAACCTTCTCGCCAGCAACAATAGCTTCGTCTACAGCTTTTATCATTTGAGCGGCTTCATCGGCACTTGAAGCTATGCCTTTTCTTAACAGTTCATCAGCACCAAGTTTCTGCATGGACACTAACCCCATGCGAGCTTTTTTAACGCCCGCTAAACCACGGGTGATTATATTGAAACCACCCATGTAAGTTAAAGGATCAACCGCTACGTCACCTATGAAACCTATAGTGCGATCTAAATGAATGTTGTCTGCAAGAACACCAGCACCCAGCAAACCAGACACACCCATAGTGAAAGGAGACATAGCTATTAAAGCAGCACCAGTAGCAGTGCGTTCTTCTCGTATCAGATCACCCATCCCGTAATCTGTGGTTCCCTGTCTCCACCAATCATTAACATTGAAACCTTCACCTTGAACAAGGTCAAACGCTTCTTTAGCTGTGGAAGCTATAAAAGACTTAGGGTAACCCAAAAGGTTTAATGCTTCACCAAAGATCCCTTTCGGACCTTTAGTTGTAGATTCGGCTGGTTTCAGCCCCGCAAACCCTTCAGCTAAACTTGTTTGCACCCTCGGAGAAGCCAAAGCCTTACCTATAGGATTATCGACCACCTTAGTAGGGTTAAGATTAGGCATCGAATCTGCCCGAAGTTTTTTTAACGCTTCATCTAAAGGAGAAGCCATGTTTAATCCCTAAATAAGCCAGGGATAGCCCATTTGCCAAGTTCTTCGAGTTTCTGCACACCGCCCATTTCACCCCAATCCCATCCCAAAGGATTAAGACCAGACCATCCCTCTCGTCTGATGTATTCAGCGGGAGAGCCTTCCATAAAGAATGGTTCATAGTCATCGTCGTCAGTTCCCGCTAAAGTAGCTATTTCTTCTAAATTAGCTAATTCTTCAGAAAATAAACCTTTTCGCATATCTAATAAAACATCCATCAACTCAGGGATACCAGCTTGCACCAACAAAGCACTCAACTCTGCGTCATTAGAAGGAGGGTTCATTTTTATCAAACTAGACAATGCTGTTATATCATTTTCGTCAAGGATTCCCTGTTGTTGAGCTTGAGCTATCGCCATCGGGAAATATGTAGTCAGCGGTAATTCTTCCGCTTTCATAGCTTCAAATCTTTGAGCAGGAGTTAAAAACTTCATAGGGTCATCAGGATCAAATAAAGACAATCCCGTATCAGGATCAATACCCTGAGACATCATCTGCATACGGAACCTTTCATCATCAACCGCTTTATCTCTAATCAACTGCGCCCTGTCTAAAGCACTCTCAGCTTCCCTCTGCAACAAAGCCTCATCAAACTGACGCGCACTCTCAGCCCTCTGTAAACGCCCCTCTCTAATACCAGGAGTGTCTATGTTAGCGTACTGACCTGCAAACAAAGCCCCAGGAGAAACACCAGTGAACTCTGCTAACGCATCCGACGACAAACCACGCTCACGAGCCGTCTGACGATCCTGAGCAGCCAACATAGCAGCGTTCAAATCCATCTCCCTTGCTGTAGACCGCAAGTCCTGACCGAAACCACCAAACACAGCTTCACCCAACAAAGCCCTGTCTTCATCAGCGGAAGTGCCTATGCGACCCAAAGCATCCAAATAGTCTCGTTCAGCGTCACGACCACCCTGATAGGTGGCATCCATCATGGCGAACTCGTCAGCGACCAGAGCGGGATCTATACCCGCTGCGATCAACTGGGCGTTCAAAGCATTTCTGTCAGCAGTACGTTCAGCTTGTGCAGCAGCCATGTCGCTTTCAAATCCTGCCATGACACCTGCTTGTTCAGCTATAAAATCCTCATAGACTCTTTCACGTTCCGTGTCGTACAAATCTTGCGCCGCTTGAATATCAATAACACCTGCATCAACCATGGCTTTTATAGCGGCTTCTCGTTCAGATAATGCTTCTTCAATAATACCTATTTGCCTGTCTAAAGGCCTGCCACCACCGACAACACCCATGTCGCCGCCAACAGGAGGGGGGGTACCGCCAGGAGGAGGTGGTGGAGTACCACTAGGGGGTGGGGGACTACCAGCAGGAGGGGGTGTGCCTACATCTGCGGGTGCGGGAATGTAGTTACCTTCAACCCAAGTACCTTTACCAGCTAAAGCATCTAAATAATCTTGCTCACTGTCAAAAGCACCTAAAGTCTCAGCTAAATCAATTCTTTCCTTTTCAGTCATCGCAGCCAAATCACGCAAATACGCATCAACAGGATCTTCAGGAGTCGGATCGTACCCTAAAGCTGGAGGAGCGCCAGCACCCATATCGTAAGTAGAAGGCGCACCATCAACACCTGGGAAAAACTTTACATCAGCGGGGTCTGCTTGATCGCGTACTGCTTGTTCAAACATCGCTGCGCCTGCCGCTCCTCCGACAAGATCAGCGGCTTGTATCCCACTCGGAGGACTCCAAGTAGGTTTTGAAGCAATAGCACTATTTAACATAGCTTGATCCGCTCTATTACCTAAACCAGTTTTTGTGGCACGAGTAGCACTATTTATCAATGCCCTATCAGCAGGCGATACACCAGCAGCAGGCGATACACCAGTACCAGTTGTCGCAATACGACGAGAACTGTTTAACATTGCTTGATCTGCCCTGTTGCCCAAACCTGTAGTAACAGGTCGAGCAGCTTGCCCCAACAAAGCACGATCAGCCACAGATTGCAAAGCAGACGCAATCACAGGTGAAGGACCACCTCTTAACGCAGGATCAGAAGGAACAGTACTACTAGCAACCTTGTTGCGACGAGCCTGATCCGCTAAATGCCTCTCATAAACAGCTTTAGTAGCGTTAGCGCGAGGATCAACATACTTCTTTTTCTTAGTTCCACCCGAAATGGACTGACCCGAAATACCAAAACCACCCATTAAGCCAAAGCCTCTCTAATCTGAGCTGCACGCTCCGCACGCCCCGCAGCAGTACCCAAAACATCCTCAAACCTGGAACCCGAATAACCACCATAACTACCCAAATTCTCAACCGCCAAATTAAACAAAGCCCTATCCAAAGCACCCCTGGACTCTGCACGCTGACGATCAAACGCAGCAGCCTGCTCCGCTAACGCCATGTTCTTCAAACCAGAAGTCTCCAAACCACGACTAGCAAACTGGGCTGAAGTACGAGGAACCTGCTTCTTGTAACCCTTAGTTATATCAAACTTGCCCTGCCCGTAATCAGTCAACAAACCCTTCTTAGAAAACGTCGAACCAGCCAACGCTCTTTGCAGACGCGCAGCAGGTGTAGTCCCATAAGGGTCACCAACATTTATTTTACTAAGAGGATTAGTCCCGAAAGACGGAGCAGAACCGAAAGCCATTAGTTAAAAACCTGACCCGCAATGACAAGAGTGGCAGTCTCTACAACAACATTGAGAGTAACAGCCCCGCTGCTGCCACCTCCGCTGAGAGCAGTACCAGCAGTGACATCCGAAATGTCGCCCGTAGATGTCTGAGTAATACGTTGATTTATACGTTGAACGCTCATTGCAACACTCCCTATCCAAAGTAAGTAATCTGAATATCAGAATCTGATGATCCAGCTCTAATAAATTTCACATCTGTTAAGTCGTCTTGGTACAAATCCATGACGCTGTATGGGTTCAAATAGTGGCCTACAGAAGCTGTCGGGGTTCCCCAACGCACTCTTATAGGTTCAGCCCCGTTTGTTATCATCGCCGCGATAGCACCAGTCGGCACAGTGCAAGCAACAGCGCTATCAGACACTGTTAATGCTTGGTCACCGATAGACGACCCGTACTGTGAGGCGTTGTATCTTATTCCTGACATGTTTCTCCTATCCGCCTAACGCCGTTACGCGGGTTTCTAAATCATCCAGCTTCTCCTGGATTTTTAACAATTCGTATTCGAGTGAGCGAGCGTTCTCGCCTACCATTTTTCTTGTGGGCTGGTATACGACAGTCATTACGCAAAACTCCACCAAAGTTGAAAAACATAACGATTCTGTCCAACAACAGGCAACGTTTGATGAGCATGAGTCCACCCACTCGGAAAAATAACTAGCAAACCTGCTTCAGGTTTTATTTCTAAATCTTGTTGCGGGAACACCAACTCGCCACCTGTTTCAACATCATTCAAAAAACACACACCACTTAAATGTCTATGACTAAGAGGACTTTTAAAATCTGAAACAAAATCAGAATGTAAAGCATGATACGCTTCACCTTCTTCATAACGAATAATGTTGTAATCTTCGTTTACAGCAAAAGAAGTAAAATTGTTCGCTGTTGGAAATGTTTCAAGATAATTCTCTAAACATTTACTCGCATACCTTAAAATAGGTGAATGTTCTTTAGGTGAATTATAAGACGGAAAATTTTGTTGAACAGATTTTCTAACTTCTGGATTAACTACTCCAGTACCATCAGGACCTATTACCTCCGAATCTTCCCATTCACCATTTTCAGCATGTTTAATTATTTTTTCACAACCAACAACCGAAGAAGGCATATCATAAATGTTCACAAAATTGTGACTATAAACATGTTCTACTTTTATTTCACTTTTATGTAGAGTGTGTCCAACAGGTCGTTTTAAAAGAGTTGTTACCATGTTCCCTCCCTATGTTCCCATTCTTGGTTTTCTTCATTCCACACACGTTCAGATTCAGGCTTACTTATATCAGGTTCGGGTTGTTCTTTGGGAGCCACCCATACAAAATTTTCATTGTAAACCCAAGAAGAATAAGGTTTAAGACTTTCAGGTTCTTTAAAAACATCTAGTTGAGGATCATAAATGTAACCTATAGAAGCATGATTTTTTCTTAACGGAGTACCACCTAATAAATGCACACCATTCATTGTGTTATAAGATGTTTTAATCCAAGTTCCACCCAAACCAAGATCATCTGCTAAAAATTCTTGACCACGATCTTCTTCCTCGTCAGGAACAACCACCACATTTACAACAATATTGTCATCACCTATTTGAGCAAAATGAGCCATTTAAACCGCCTCTAAAGCGTAACGAACTACCACTATTCCACTACCACCATTAGACGCGGCATTAGGCATGTTGCAACCGTTTCCGCCTCCACCACCGCCACGATTAGTAGCACCAGCAACACTAGGAGAACCCCCATTAGGCGCCCATAATGAATAGCCGCCGTTACCCCCACCATAAGTAGAATTCATACCTATGCCTGGACTCCAAGCGGATACGCATCCTTGACCGCCGCCACCGCCGCCACCTCGACCCCAACCATCACCATATTCTAAATGGTATGATCCTGCACCACCAGTAGCACCTTGAGTAGTAGTTGTGTTGGAACCAACTGCGGTAGAGCCGCCGCCTCCTGCACCGCCATTGTTTGCCGTTTGAGTTCCTCCTGCAAAACCGCCTCCGTAAGTCGGAGATGGGGTTGAAGATTGAGTAAGAGGCTCACCTGCTGGGCCTCCTCCATGATAAGTGCTGGCACCTCCCCTGTTGGCACCACCTGTACAGAAGAATGTGTTAGTCCAACTGGCACCTTTGAATGAAGATATACCACCAGTCGCGCCACCCGCACCAATCGTAACAGTAAAACTTTCTACGGTACCTGCAACATCTTCGGTGTCGCTTTCGCCACCACCTCCGCCGCCGCCAGCACGATTATTACTGCTTCCGCCACCTCCACCAGCGTATATCAAAACATCAAACGTGTGACCATCAGGATTCGCAGTAATTTCAAATGTGCCAGAAGAATTAAATACATGACTACGATATAAAACGCCGCTGTAAGTAAAGTCACTAGTAGTGCCACCAGTAGCAGTAATAGCATTGAATGAATCACCTAAACCACCATTCATCCACGCAGAAACAGCCGTAGACGGATTAGCCTTCGGCAAATCCTTCCGACCCTTCCACGTAGAAACCGCAGAACTAGGGTTAGTCCTATCTTGTCGAAACACTATAAGACCTCTTAAGCAGTTATTCTATTTACAAAACCATTGATGTTAACAACATTCGCAGATGCGGCAAAAGCCTTAACCACAAGACCATTCTGCAAAAGTAGACCAGGGCATACAAGCACCCAACCTGCTTCGGCTGTGATAGTTACTTCTGTTAATTCATCTGGTGATGTTGCACCACCGTATTCAATGGTCAGTTTCCTGTCCGATGAATCGGTGTTACAGGCATACAACCAGATTTCATCCATATCAGAAGTACCCGACACGGCAGTGTGAATAGTTGTGCCAGCAGTCGCTGTGGCTGCAACTTTAATATTCTTGCCGTTTGTACCACCTGATAGTAGTTGTTTTGAATATGTTGCCATATTGCCTTTCCTTTATTTAATTGAAAACCGAGTTAGTAAGAATGTTATTAGCGTCATTCCACGTAGGTGAAGTAATGTCAGACGTGAGGGCTACAGTTCCTGTGGCATCAGGGAACGTTATTGTACGATCCGCAGTCGGGTTAGTAGCCGCTATGAAAGTTTCGTGAGCGTCAGCAGCAGAACCTTCATAAACAAGACGTTGGTTAGAACCTGCCAAAAACACGTCATCAGAGAATGTAGCCAAACCAGTAACACCCAACGTACTGCTAAGAGTAGTGGCTTGTGTCACAGTTAAAGCACCACTAACAGTCGTTGTTTGCCCTGCTGTAGACAAATTAGGTGATCCTGTCGCCCATGTCACAACGTCACTAAAGTTAGTGTTCATTTGTGAAGCAACGATAGAAGTTCCTGCTGTGAAGTTGTTTGTTACAGCTAAAGCCGCCATTTAACGCAATCTCCTAGTCCTATACATGCCTACGATGGAAGTCATACCCCATTTGCCTCGTTGCATGACCCCATCTATCGTTTGAGGAGTAACACTAAACCTCAAACTAATAGCCTTCGCTGTCCCAACTGTAGGCCAGCGAGCGAACCCATATATGTCCTCTGTGCCTATAGCAGCCCATTCAGAGGTGTCCCACACGCCCGTACCAGTAGATCCATCATCATTAACCCACGTAGCAGCAGCGCCAGGACCAGAAAAAGTCTTAGAATAGCACACATCTGAGCTTGCTAAACTGTAATCTTTGTAAACGCACATGACTATAACAGCAGTATTGTCTGATAAAACGATGTTTCTTGGTTTACCCCAACGTTTCTTAAAAGTTGGTCTGTTACCTTGAAACCAGCTTGTTTGATAAAAAGACTCTATTTCATTCGCAGGAGAAGCATAAGTGTCTACATCTGCTGTTTCGTCATCAAGTTTACTTATACGAGTAAAAGCAGAAATAGTCGTAATGTTAGAAGTGACACCTATCGGAAAGTGTGTGCTACCACTGGGGCGGTATGCCAACAGGCTTCGTGCGTTAATGTCGTATCTCACCCATGCGCCTAAAGGACCTAGTGAATAATCCCAAACGAAAGTGTTTCTGCGATCTATCTGATTAGATCCGCTTAGATTATCGTCAGATTGGTAGTCTACAGAAAGCCACAGTTTCTCATTAAACCACATAAGAGAAGGCGGGTTGTCTAACGTTAACGCAGGTTGACCCACATCGTAAGTTAACGACGGGTACAATCTTTCAAAAACGTACGCAAGGTTTTCATTCTGTATCAGATACAAGCCTTTTTCCCCATACCAAAAGAAAACACCCATAGTCGCAGCCACAGGCTGACACCCGTCACGATTTCCCGCCACACGGGAAACGTTTCTCACCTGGAAGTTATCTCTGCTGAAACCTAAAATTTCGTAAACAGAGTTCTGTTTGAAAACCAGCAAACGGTTCTGATCTGGGATAATAGCGGTAATAAAATCGCCATCTTCACCAACGTCTATGTCGATGTAATCTGTCGCAGTCCAGTTCTCAGCGTCAGACACTTTAGAGAACCTGACACGGTTCTTGTATTCAGTTGCGCTTTCCTCAGTGTAAGCAACCCAAACGTGTTCATTCCACGCAGCGAGATAACGAGCGCAAGGAAAATGACCATCCGACGCATCAATATCAGGAGTCATCGCTGTAGCTGTAGCGCCATCCCATTTGATCGCAGCAGTTGTTC